TCGAGCGGGCCGACTGGGCTGGTTCCCACATCCCCGTGATCCGTTGCGTGGGCAACGAGTTCGAGGTTGAGGGTCGCTTGTACGTCAGCGGCCTCGTGCGTAACGCCAAAGACGCGCAGCGCATGTACAACTACTGGACTTCGCAAGAAGCCGAAATGCTGGCGCTGGCCCCCAAAGCACCGTTCATCGGCTACGGCGGTCAGTTTGAAGGGTATGAGATGCAGTGGAAAACTGCCAATACCCAAAACTGGCCTTACCTCGAGGTCAACCCCGATGTCACAGACGGCCAAGGAGCCGTTTTGCCGCTTCCGCAACGTGCGGCCCCACCTTTGCCCCAAACCGGTCTTATTCAGGCCAAAATGGGCGCTGCTGACGACATCAAGAGCACGACAGGCCAGTACAACGCATCGCTGGGCCAAACGTCCAACGAGCGCTCTGGCAAGGCCATCCTGGCGCGTCAGCGTGAGTCCGACACCGGCACCTACCACTACGTTGACAACTACGCCCGCATGATCCGCTACGTGGGTCGTCAACTTGTGGACCTGATCCCCAAGATTTACGACACTGAGCGCATTGCCCGCATCATCCAAGAAGACGGCGAGTCGGGCATGGTCAAGATCAACCCGATGCAGCAAGAGCCGGTCAAAAAGATCGTCAACGAGCAAGGCATCGTGATCGAGAAAATCTACAACCCTGGTGTTGGCAAGTACGATGTCCGCGTGATCACCGGCCCTGGCTTCCAGACCAAGCGTCAAGAATCGCTCGAGGCAATGGCTCAGTTGCTGCAAGGCAACCCCGACCTGTGGAAAGTGGCTGGCGACTTGTTCATCAAGAACATGGACTGGCCGGGTGCCCAGGAGATGTCCAAACGGTTTGCCAAGGTCATCGATCCGGCCATCATTGGCGACGACGAGGACAATCCGGCACTGGCTGCTGCAAAACAGCAGATCGAGGTCATGAACCAAGAGATGCAACAGATGGCTGGCATGCTGCAAAACGTACAACAGTCCATCGAAGCCCGCGACATTGCAATCAAAGAGTTCAAGGCAGACATCGAAGCCTACAATGCCGAAACCAAGCGTATCGCTGCGGTCCAGGCTGGCATGTCTGAGCAACAGATTCAAGACATTGCGATGGGCGTTGTGGCCGCAGCCATGCACAGCAACGATCTGGTCATGGGACACGAAGATCGAGAAATGGCTGAGATGCCTGTGGGTGCTGAAATGCCCCCTGAGCAGCCGCCCATGATGCAACCTGAAGGGATGCCCCAATGAGTACCGCAGCCGACTTTGTAGGCACCTTGTTTTTGGCCCGCGATGTGGCTCACTCGGTGCATTTGAACACGCGCAGCTTTTCCAAGCACATGGCGCTCAATACCTTCTACGACAGCATCATCGACCACGCCGACGCGTTTGCCGAAGCGTATCAAGGTCGTCACGGCCTCATCGGGCCAATCAGCCTGATGACGGCCAAGAAAACCACCAACATCATCGAGTTCCTCGAGTCGTCTTTGGCCGACGTTGAGGAGATGCGATACAAGGTGGCAAAAAAGGAAGATACGTCACTGCAACAGTTGATCGACAACATCGTTGAACTGTATTTGACGACACTTTACAAGTTGAAATTTTTGGCATAAGGTGGATCGTCATGGCCGTCTACAACAAATTCCAACCCGCAATTGAAAACCTGTTTGAGAACATCAACGCAGGTTCTGATTCGTGGGTCATCAAACTGGCGACGGCTGTCAGCCAAGCTGCTGGCACGATCACCGAGGTTGCCAACGGCAACGGTTACACGACCGGTGGTAACGCAGCCGCTACCGTCAGTGCCACCCAAAGTGGGGGCACGTACAAACTGGTGCTGTCAAGCCCGACCGCTTGGACCGCCAGTGGCGCAGGATTTTCTTTCCAGTATGCTGTTTTGGTTGACTCAACAACGGGCACCAACGTGGCATATTGGGACTATGGCAGTTCACAAGCCGTGGCTGCTGGTGAAACCGTAACCGTGACGCTGGATGGCACCAACGGGGTCTTCCAAGCGACGTAAGTATGGGATTAGTAGCCTATCTTCTGTGCGAGGATGGCTCCTATCTTGTTCAGGAAGATGGAGGGAAGCTAGACCTTGAACCGTTACAGTACATTGTTGACGCAGCATACGGCACGTACACCGTCACGGGCCAGTCTGCAACTGTCGCCAAAAACCGCTCACTCACAGCGGCTTATGGAACGTACTCGGTCACAGGTCAGAGCGCCACAATCACCCGAAGCAAGGTCATATCTGCCGCCGCTGGTAGTTATGCAGTCACAGGACAGTCTGCCAGCATCTATCGAAGCCGCGCTCTTGCAGCCGCAGCCGGTAGCTATGCTGTCACGGGCCAGGATGCCACAATCCTGCGCTCCAAGGCGCTTGCAGCCGACTCGGGCAGCTATGCCGTCACCGGCCAAAGCGCCAACATTTATCGGTCCAAGCAGGTCACCGCTGACTCAGGCAGTTACACAATCAACGGCCAGCCTGCCACATTCAGGCGCGGGCACAACATCGCAGCCGCGTCAGGCAGTTATGCCGTCACAGGGCAATCTGCTGACCTTTTGCGGTCAAAACTGGTTACAGCCGCCCCAGGCAGCTACGCTGTCAGCGGTCAGTCAGCATCAATCCTCAAAACGCGAGTTGTGTCTGCCGATCCGGGGGCGTATGCAGTCGCCGGACAAAATGCGACAATTGCGTATGTCCGCAACATCACATGCGAATTTGGGGTGTACGCGTATTTGGGTGAATCGGCCACAATCTCGGTTGATCGAGTCATCTCAGCTTTGCCGGGGGCGTACTCGGTGGTTGGAAATGAGGCAGCGATTGTCATTGGCGGCACGCCGACACCCTCTGTCGAAAATCCGTTTATTAAGTTAAGATCGTTCACTGAACGAAGGAGATTCTGATGGCAATCAACCTCAAAGCAATTACCTCGGTGCTGGGTTACCAGCAGATCACGAGTCTGAGTGCAGCGACCAAACTGACTGTGCCGCAAAAAGACCTGAACGGTCTTGCTGGCACTCCCCGCATCGCAATCATCATTCCCGAGGCTCAGGCCGTGCGTTGGCGTGATGATGGCGTGGCCCCGACCGCAAGTGTTGGCATGCCCTTGGCTGCTGGCGTGACGTTGCAATATGATGGCGACATCTCCCAGATTCAGTTCATCGAGCAAACTGGCGGCGCAAAACTGAACATCACCTACTACTCTTGATGAGGTTGCCATGATCATTTCCAACGACACGCCCGCAACCGATCCCATCGAGTACATCACCAAGCAGTTGCCCAAAGACTTGGTGCAGTTGCTGAAAGTGCGCGACGAACTGGCAAAGCGCCAGGGTTCGTTGTCTGCGGTTGAAGATGCCGCAGCCGACCGTGCCAAAGCTAAGGCTGAACTCGAGTCCGCGCAAGCCGAAGCGCTGGCTGTCCGTGCTGACGCAAAGCGCACGGCTGATGAGATCAAAGCAGCGGCCCAAGTCGATGCCGACAACGCCAAGCGCATGATGGCTGACGCTGATGCCGCAGGCAAGCAAGTGGCTGCGCGTGAAAAAACAGTAGATGCCCGTGAAAAACAAGTGGCTGCACGAGAGGCCGATCAGGCCAACACTCAAGCCGACATCAACAAGCAACGCGCCGACCTGACTGCTCAAGTTGCAGCCCATGAAGCCCGCGTTAAAGCATTCCAAGACAAAGTTGCCGCTTTGAGCGCTTGATCTTGATGGAGTAAACAATGGCCGTCAATCTTTCTCCCGTGGGCGGCGTTGCGGCCCAATTTTTCACCAACTCTGGTGCGGTGCTGACTGGCGGCAAGCTATACACCTACGCCGCTGGCACTACGACTCCGGCTGCCACATACACTACTTCTACCGGCAACACTCCGTGGACTAACCCTGTGGTGCTAGATGCCGCAGGGCGTGTTTCTGGTAGCGGTGAAATTTGGTTAACTAGTGGTGTGTTGTATAAATTTGTGCTAAAAGACAGCAACGATGTTTTAATTGCCACGTATGACAACATAAATGGATCAGGATCATTGATCATTGTTTCATATACGGGCACTGGTTCTCAAACTGCGTTTAGTGTGTCTGGTGCGGTTCAAAATGTTTTTATAAACGGTGTTTATCAGAATAGAAATACGTATTCTGTTAGTAACAACACGTTAACATTTTCTCAAGCGCCGCCATACAACGCAAAAATCGAAATTCAGATTGCTTAAATAATGGCCGATACCAAAATCTCAGCCCTTACCGTAGCGACTACGCCGCTTGCGGGCACTGAGGTATTGCCGATTGTCCAAAGCGGCGTGACCAAACAGGTCAGCGTTGCAAATTTGACTGCTGGTCGCGCAATAAGCGCAGATAGCTTATCGTTGACTGGTTCTCCGTTGCCAGCTACTAGCGGCGGCACGGGTCAATCATCTTACGTTGTCGGTGATTTGCTGTATGCCAGCACCACTACGGCATTGTCTAAATTGGCTGATGTGGCAACCGGCAACGCGCTGATTTCGGGTGGTGTTGGTGTTGCGCCGTCGTGGGGCAAAATTGGCCTCACAACGCACGTTAGCGGTACTCTTGGCACTGCCAATGGTGGCACCGGGTTGTCATCATTTACAGCCAATCGCGTTTTGTACACATCTAGCACCAGCGCAATTGGTCAATCTGGCAATTTAACTTTTGATGGCACAACGCTAATTGCAACGGGCGGTGGAAACAGTACCAACCCGTTTACAGTCATTCGAAATGGCGATCCAACCGGAAATGGCGCGGTAATCAGGAACGATTCGACCGACTTTTCAAGCAATTTGCTTTATGTTTATGGCAGCGGTGGAAGCGTCAATCAAGCAAATGGAAGTTATTTGCGAATTGGCGATGTAAGTGGCAACACATTGTTGCGTTCTTACTATGCCGGTTTGACTGTTGCTGGCGGTGGAACATCCGTCACCTCGGTTCGTAGTGGTGATGCCATGTTGGTTGGCGGCGGTCGCGTTGCTCACAACTCAAACGCGTATTCGTTCAATGGTCCTTACACGGTAGCAACAATTTCAAGCGGTTCAAACGGAACAATCTCAACAGTTGGTGGTGGTGTCACAATCGTGACCGGCGGCATTGCGTTCAATAATTTTTGGGATGTTGTCGTTTGGCAATATGCCGGAACGACCGCTGTCTTGGGTTCCGCAACTTATGGTAGCCCATCATCCAGAACTTATTCCGTAAGCAGTGGAAATTTGGTGTTGGCAATGTCAAACAACAACAACACCGGCAGTTACGGAATTTCAATCACAAACCTCGGGGGTTAAGCAAATGAACACTTACACATGGGAAATCAGCGGTGTGCAATGCAAGCCGCAAGCATTCAACAAAAACGATGTTGTTAGCAATGTTATTTTTCGCGTTGCTGGAACGGATGGAACGCATTATGTGACCCAAATGGGTTCCGTTGACATTCCCTACGATGCAAACACAACTTTCAAAAATTTTTCAGATTTAAGCGAAACTGAAATTGTGGAATGGGTAAAAGCCGCTTTGGGCAAAGACGGTGTTAAAAATTTCACCAATGAATTGGACGAACGTATTTCCCGAGCAGCCATTCCTCAAATTGTTGCAATGCCTTTGCCTTGGACGAAAGGATAAATCATGTCCTTAACCAAAGTTTCTTATTCGATGATTACGGGTGCGCCTGTCAATGTGCTTGACTATGGCGCAGACCCGACTGGCGCAACTGATTCAACCGTTGCAATTCAAGCCGCTTTGGATAGCGGTGGCGCAGTTATATTTTTTCCTTATGGAACGTACAAAATTGCTGGTGGTGCAAGTCCTTCAGCAACTACATTGATTGTTCCATCAACAGTTTACGAATTGCGCGGTGAAGGCGGTTTCCGCACTCCAACGCAATTAAATTTTACTGGCACAAATTACGCTGGAACAGCATTCGACATTCAATCGACAAACATTCGTTCCGTGTCAAATTTGTATTTGAACACCGGTACAGGAAACGGCAATTTCACAAACATCATCAAAGTCGCTGACAACACCCATTTTGCGAAATGGGAAAATGTTTCAACAAATGGTGGGGCAACAACGCATTGGGTTTTTGGTAACAATACTTGGTGTCAATGTCTTATCAATTGCGGCGCATGGGGAACTGATTGGACAATGCAAGCCGGTATCAAAATCGGAAACAATGGAAATGCGTTTGATTTTTATTCATGCCATTTCAACCATTGTGGGATTGGCGTTTGGTTAATTGATTATCTTGAAAGTTTTAATTATTTTGGCGGTGAAATTGCCAGCAATGTGCGATATGGTGCATACATTGGCAGCGATTCGGGATTGACTGGCGGATTAGAGAATGTCAATTTTTATGGCGTTTATTTTGAAGATCAACCAACGCACATCATTCAAAATTCAATCAACATGAAAGGTTTATATGTTACGAATTGCCGTACATCTGAAACATCATGGACAAACTTCATTTTGTTGAATAACATCACCTATTCGGTACAAGTCAATGGTGGAACATTCCTTCGCTATAACGACGGAAACAGCGGCACATTGGTCAATGTAAACAATCAGGCTGTTGTTGATTGTTTTGTTGAAGCGCCATTTCAATACAACGTTACAACGTACAAAAATCAAGGCAATCAACAAGTTTGGTATAGAACAAATCGCATTGGTGGTTCTCCTGGTCAAATCAGTTACGAAACCAAAGGCATTCAAGCCCAGGAAGACTATTACACCCCAGGTTCATACGCTGGAAAAATACTGAAACAGTATTTGGCCAATGGAACATCTAGGGCTTACCAGGAAAAAGGTTTCAGCGTTGTTTGGGACGCAACTTATCCTGGCGGTGGTGGTTCGTTGTATTCGGGATTTGTTTTTCAACGTGGCGATGTTTGCTGGAATACATCGGCGGCATCCGGTGGCGCACCTGGTTGGGTGTGCGTCAGTGCTGGAACCCCTGGCACCTGGAAAGCAATGGCGAATCTTGCATAATCTTGACACCCAGCCCGCTGGGTGTAAGATAAAACCTGTACTGGCCCAGTTGACCAGGGATTCTAAAGAATCGACAAAATGACTGAAGAAGTCCAACAAGCCTTAGCGGAAGTAGACTCCGCGCCAGCAACCGAGGTGACGGCCACCACGGATATTGCACAAAATGCGCCGGAAGTAGCTGAGAATCAGCCCGAGCAACAACCTGCGACGAAGACATTCACTCAGGAAGAACTCGATGCTGCCATCGGCAAGCGCCTCGCAAGAGAACAGCGCAAATGGGAACGGGAGCAGCAAGCACGGTTGGCAGAAGTGCAAACCGCGCAGTCGATGCCCAAAGGCGATCTGGATCGCAGTGCTTTTGAGTCTGACGAAGCCTATGCTGACGCATTGGCCGAGCGCAAGGCCCATCAGCTTCTCGAGATTCGTGAACGCCAGAAGCAACAGGCTGCGACGCAAGCCGCGTATCAAGAACGTGAAGAAGCCGCACGGGACAAGTACGATGACTTTGAACAAGTCGCCTACAACCCCAGCGTCAGAATCACCGACTCGATGGCCGAAGCGATTCAGGCTTCTGAAATTGGACCCGATCTGGCCTACTGGTTTGGATCGAATCCGAAGGAAGCAGACCGCATTTCTCGTTTGTCCCCTATTTTGCAGGCAAGAGAGATCGGGAAAATTGAGGCCAAACTTGGCAGCAACCCCGTTGTCAAACCCACAACGTCTGCGCCAGCACCTATCACACCTGTAACAGCACGAACCAGCGGTAACCCGTCCTACGACACAACTGACCCTCGCTCTGTGAAGGCCATGAGTACGTCGGAATGGATTGAAGCTGAACGCGCCCGCCAGTTGCGAAAGATGCAAGCACAGATGAACCGCTAAAACTTTGAAAGGACTCGCATCATGGCGAATAGTATTCTTACCATTGACATGATCACCCGAAAGGCTCTCGAAATCCTCGAGAACAATCTGGTGCTCACCCGCAACGTGAACCGTCAGTACGACGACAGCTTCGCTGTCGAAGGTGCCAAGATTGGTTCGACCCTCCGTATCCGTTTGCCCGACCGCGCTCTGGTGACTGACGGTGCCGCTCTGCAAGTTCAGGACGACAACGAACAGTACACCACTCTGACTGTTTCCAGCCAGAAGCACATCGGCGTGAACTTCACCTCTGCTGAATTGACCATGCAATTGGACGACTTCGCAGAGCGTGTGTTGAAGCCTCGTATCAGCCAGTTGGCATCGTCTATTGACGCTGATGTGGCAAACAGCTTCAAGAGCATCTATCAGTCCGTGGGCACCCCCGGCACGACTCCCGCTACTTCTTTGGTTCTGTTGCAAGCGCAGCAGAAGCTGAACGAAGCCGCTGCTGTCATGTCGCCCCGTTATGCCACTGTCAACCCCGCTGCTAACGCTGGTTTGGTCGAAGGCATGAAAGGTCTGTTCAACCCCACCGACACCATCAGCCGCCAGTTCAAGAACGGCATGATGGGCATGGGCGTGTTGGGCTTCGACGAGATCAATATGTCTCAGTCGATCAAGCAGCACACCACTGGCTCGTGGGGCACTGGCATCACCGTGACCAGCACCGTGACCACTCAAGGTTCTACCACCCTGGGCATCAGCTTCACCGGCTCCAGCAAAACCTGGAACGTGGGCGATGTGTTCACCGTGGCCGGTGTGTACGCAGTGAACCCGCAGACCCGCGAGTCCACTGGTTCGCTCCAGCAGTTCGTGGTGACCGCTGCCGCTTCTGGCTCGTCCACCGCTACGCTGACTGTCAGCCCCGCGATGTACACCGCTGATCAAGCCCTAGCTACCATCGACGCATTCCCGGTTGCTACCGCTGCCGTGACCATGCTCGGTTCTTCTGCCAGCGCCTACGCTCAGAACTTGGTCTACCACAAGGACGCGATCACGTTTGCTACGGCTGACCTGTTGCTGCCCCAGGGTGTCGATATGGCCGCTCGTGCTGTCCACAATGGCATCTCCATGCGTGTGGTTCGCCAGTACGATATCAACAACGACCGGATGCCTTGCCGTATTGACGTTCTGTACGGTTACAGCGTCATTCGTCCGCAAATGGCTTGCCGTTTGTGGGGCTGATCTGAAACGGGGCTTCGGCCCCTTTCAACGTCTTAATTTTGAAAGGAATTTATCATGGCTCTCCCTAATGGTTCTGGTGGTTATCAGATTGGCGATGGCAACATCAACGAAATCGATTTCACCGTTGTCCCCGCTCCCGCAACTGCAACTGCAACCGCTACCCTGACCGCTGCACAAGTGCTGAATGGCATTCTGCTCGGCAGTCCTGGTACGTCTGCGGCCAGCTACACGCTGCCCACTGTTGCCGACCTCGAAGCTGCTCTGCCGTCTGCCACTAAGGCTGGCGTGTCGTTCGACTTCTCGGTTGTCAACGTGGACGGTTCCAGTTCTGGTGTGATCACTTTGGTGACCAACACCGGCTGGACGTTGGTTGGTCTGATGACCGTTGTTGCAACTGCTGGCACTGCCCAAATGTTCCGCGCCCGCAAGAGCGGCGACGGTGCTTGGTCGCTGTACCGCGTTGCTTAAATTTAATGGGGGCTTCGGCCCCTGTTTTGAAAGGACGCATCATGGCAAACAATAAACCCGTCGGTGTTGCGTACTCCGATCCTGCGCTGTCCGCGTTTTATTTGAACGCACCTGTGACTAAAACTGCTAGTTTTAGCCTCGGTGATTCAGACAACTACGTGGTGTGCAACGGCTCTGCTGCCAACGTCTCCGTGACGTTGCCCAGCGGTTCCGACTACATCGGTCGTACCGTCACTCTGAAAAACCTGTCCGCTACCTATACGGTGATTTCGGCTTCGTCCAACGTCAAACCTTTGACCACTGGCACCGCAGGCACAGCCATTCTGGCTGCTACTGCTGGCAAGTGGGCCACTCTGGTTTGTGAAGATGGCACGAACTGGGTCATCATGGCTGCTGGCTAAAACCAAACGGGGCTTCGGCCCCGTTTCTTAACATGCCCATAATCTACCTCGAACACCCGGTTCACGGCACCAAAGTCGCCTCGCTCGACATGGAAGCCGAAGCAGATGAACAAAACGGCTGGACACGCTACAATCCTGACACGCCTTCGACTGTCGAAGAAGTGGCCTCGGAAGCCGATGTGGCTCCGATTGCGCGGCGCGGTCGCCGCAAGAAAACCGATGAATCGGTAGAAACCCCAGTGCCCGACTTTTTGGCACCGCAGACAGACGAAGGAGAGTGACATGGCTACCTACACCGCAGGCGAACAGATCAATCGAGCGTTGCGGCTGCTAGGTGTGCTGGCCGAAGGTGAAACGCCTTCCGCAGCCGTGTCTCAAGACTGCCTGATGGCGCTCAATCAGATGATTGAGTCATGGAACACCGAGCGCCTGTCCGTCTTTTCAACCATCGACCAAATTTGCAACTGGCCTGTTGACCAGATCAACGCAACCCTTGGCCCCACCGGATCGCTGGTGCGCTTAAACGGCACTGCCGAGCGTCCTATCCTAGTTGACGATGCCACCTATTTCCGTGATCCGCAGACCAATGTGTCCTACGGTATCAAGCTGATCAATCAGCAACAGTACGACGGCATCGCGGTCAAGACCGTGACATCCACGTACCCCCAAGTCATGTTCGTCAACATGACCTATCCCGACATCGACATTTACATCTATCCGCGCCCCACGCGCCTGCTGGAGTTCCACTTCATTAGTGTGCAACAGTTGGATCAGCCTGCAAACCTATCCACGCAGATTCTGTTCCCTCCGGGTTACCTGCGAGCGTTTGCCTATAACCTTGCATGCGAAATTGCTCCTGAGTTTGGCGTGGAGCCATCACCCCAGGTGCAGCGCATCGCCATGACATCCAAGCGTGACCTCAAGCGCATCAACAACCCTGACGATGTGATGTCGATGCCGTACTCGCTGATCGCAACGCGCCAGCGCTTCAACGTCTATGCGGGTAACTACTAATGAAGACCCCGATCCTTGGCTCGACGTATGTGACTCGCAGCGTCAATGCTGCGGATGCCCGCATGATCAATCTTTTCCCCGAGGTCATTCCCGAGGGTGGCAAAGAGCCTGCGTACTTGCAACGATGCCCAGGACTGCTGAACCTTGCCACCGTTGGTGACGGACCGATCCGAGGGTTGTGGGCTTTCTCGTCCGATAACACCGTGGCGTTTGTTGTTTCGGGCAACAGCCTGTACAAGATTAACACCAGTTACAGCGCCACGCTGCTGGGCACGATTGCAGGCACTGGACCGGTCAGCATGGCCGACAACGGCACCCAGTTGTTCGTTGCTGCCAACGGCCCCGGCTACATCTACAACAACACGACCAATGTGTTCTCGCAGATCACTGACCCAGATTACCCTGGCGCGGTGAGCGTGGGTTATCTGGACGGCTACTTTGTGTTCAACGAACCAAACAGTCAGAAAATCTGGATTACTAGCCTGCTTGACGGTTTGTCGGTTGACCCACTCGACTTTGCCAGCGCCGAGGGTTCTCCTGACGGCGTGGTGGGCATCATCATCGACCACCGCGAGGTTTGGGTCTACGGCACAAACAGCGTCGAGGTTTGGTACGACGCAGGCACTCAAGACTTCCCGCTCCAACGCATCCAG